AGGGCGTGCGCTCTTTAAGGATTGCCTGAGTGCGTTCAAGGTCAGCTTGGGCTTTTCTTGAAGAATCACGAATTTCATTGAGCTCTTCTTGTAACTCAATAAGACGCGAAGGACTGTCTGATGTCGTGGCGGACTGTTCAAGTGCAGAAAGTAGTTTCTGCTCAATATGGTCCAGCTTAGACTTAGTGACGAAATATCCGCCAGCACCACCAAGGGACACTGGCTTAGACTTTATGTGTTCAATTTGCCTGGCAATCGTTTCCGTTGCCGTAGACTCGGTTTCTGAATGGGTTGACATAGCTTATTCCCGACTGGTGGCCAGTTTCGATATCTCGTCAGGGGAAAACATATTATTCGTCAAGGTGCACTAGAATGTCATATATGCCTTTAAGCGCATACACATCTTCTAGACTACCTGTCGGAATGGCATTCTTGGGGTTCAATGTGTCGGTCTTTTCACCGGCTAACAATGCCCTAACAAGATTGCCAACTCTAATTACGGGACCGGCCATGGTGTCTAACTGCCTGAGTAAGTTGTCATTAACTTCAGAACCATGACCTGCCTTAGCAGATAAAAGATCCGCCGCCATTTCCAGAATCTTTTCATCAATCCCAGACTCAGGTTGAGGATACGAGCTACTGATGCCAGTACCGGTAGGGTGCAAGATCTGCGGCGGACCGAAAGCAGGGTCACCTGTTTCCCGCGCAGCCTGCGCACCCAAGAGGACTGGACGCATATTGGCAAGGAAAACCTCCAGGTCGTTGAGAATATTCTCAATTTCCCCGCTCTCATCAGGAGGCTCAACGCCAAAGGCACGAATGACATTTTCCTGGCCGAGTACACTGGCCAAAGCAACTGGCATTCCTGAAAGCAACAACTCACGAATGCTTTCAGGAGATGTTGCTGACTTAATACCTAAGTCCTCAAAAGGGCCATTATACGAGACTAATCGAAATGTCCCATTTGAAGTTCTACCAGTTCTGCCTTTGCGCTGGGCACGAGTATGCCGGTCCAGGGCTACTAACTTGTTGCCACTCAGAGTTGTGAAGTTTGGTGTCACAACAAGGGTGACGTCAGGAATAGTAAGGCCGACATCTGCAACAGGCGTAGCAAAAATTGCCCGTGACTCCCAGCGGACATTCAGCTTTGACTGGGAGTGCAA